GCTTTCGCGGCAAGGGCATAACCACGAGGTTGACAGCCTCGTGTCCTCTTCTTCGTACAGGTTTTAAGCCTATAGGCACCATATGCCGTACCGAGAAGTACGGGTATTAGTACCCTTACGATCTTTTACTATCCTATCTGTGATAGCTCTAAGATTAGTAAGTAATCTCTACCCAAGGGTCCAATAGAAGCCATTCACAGTGAACTGAGTTTTTCATCAGTATCACTGGTAGGGTTTATTGTCACTATAACTGTATAAAACAATGTTAAAGAAAAATAAAAATAAAACTGCCGAAAAGGCCAATTTTACTTGTATTAATAAAACAAAGAGTACGACCTTTATTAAAACGAGTCATAAAAGATTTTCTAAAAAAGCAAAACCTAATTATAAACAATATTTTAACAAAGGGGTACTCAATGTGTTATCATTAACACTGCGAGTTATACAGTGGATACCTACAGCATTTTCCAGCTGCGCGGTATCCGTTCCAATGGATTTTAATCACTTTATAGGAAAATGTCATGTCGTGTTAGACACGCGTGGTGTTCCCGGATATATACTTTATTTAAAGAATGTTCGTGGCGCTTTACTTGCAGCCTTGGCAGGCGAACAAGATAAAACAAAAACCTTCAAAGTGAAGTGTTGTTACGATGGTATACCAATGTGCTTAGGACCGCTAATAAAAGTAGTCAGAAATTGTATGATTCCAGGGAATTCAAAAGTTCCTCTGCAACTCATAAACACTGTTCTATTTTGTACTAGGGCCCTTTCCGTGGGAAAGGAAGTGAAATTGAAATCTATTACGGAACCTGCAAAGCAGGGACCTTTTAAGATTACAAAACATCTCCGATCCTTCTGGAAACACATGGGTATGAAAAAACATCGTGCCGATCGCATTCCTAAATGTCTCAGTTTTCGGAATTACCATTTTACTACAAAGTCGGGTCCAAATGGACACGCAATGTGGTCTTCCCTTAATGATTTTGTTCTTCTTTCGAAAGAAAAGAGAGAAAAACTAATCATCTTAGGAGGAGATAAAATGGCAAATAACTTTAAAAAGTTAGACCTTTTGGTTCCCTATTTAAGACAGATGAACTTATTTTCCTTTGATGGAGAGGCGACTCGTAAAATTGTCGGCTTTCCGGATATGGAAGATAAGGTACGGGTTGTGGCAATATTAGACTATTTCAGTCAAACAGTGCTTAAACCTTTGCACATCTACTTATTTAGGATCCTCAAAAGGATTCCTCAAGACTGTACATTTACGCAAGATTCCTTCAAGGAAAAGATTAAAGGATGGACTTATTTTGTGTCAGTCGATTTAACGGCTGCCACTGATAGGTTTCCTATACATCTTATCCGTGAAGTTCTGCTAGCTATTCTTCCACAAAGGTATGTTGACGCTTTTATAAGTATACTTATAGATGAACCGTTTTTACTTAAATCAAATTTAGGTAAATCGAGTTCGGTCAAATATCAATGTGGTAATCCAATGGGGGCTTACGCCTCTTGGTCATCTTTCACAATTGCACACCACTTTGTGGTGTTCGCTTGTTGCAGAGAACTAAGAATACCGTACTCATCAGCAAAATATATAATGCTCGGAGACGATATCGTATTTGGAGAGAAACGCTTAGCAGATCTATACATAAATGTAATGACAGACCTTGGTGTCGAAATCAATTTGTCAAAGACACACGAGAGTAAACTCTTATGTGAATTTGCAAAAAGATTAGTCTACCAAGGCTCCGAAATTACACCTTTTCCTATTTCTGCACTTAGAGAGTCATCTAAAAGGTATTTCCAATTAGTGAACCTATTTTCAGAATTAGAGAGTAAAGGATATGTAAACGAAGAAGGGATCCCAGCTGTAGTAGAATCTTTTTATGGTATCATCAAACCAATGAACGCAAAAAAGCGCGCTCAGTGGAGAGATGAATCCCATTTCTGTGATCTCATCATGAAAGTGATGAGGGGTAGAATACCTGCTCACGAGGCCTTGAATGACCTTATGAGAAGATTTTCTTACCCAATTCGACCGTTACGAGAGGAAGAAGGCATAGCCATCTTATCTAACGTAGCGATCGAAACCTTCGCAGAATCAAACCCTTTAAATAAAACGAATGAGAAAGGGGACCCCCTAGGGGATCTCGCAATCCATATCGTAACTTATTTAAGTGGACTGAATGAAGATCTACTTGGAATGTTAGATTATGATTTTAGTTGTATTCCTATACTAAACCAATATGGTTTAATAGAAGAATCCTACTTATCATTATCTAAGCTAGCCCGAAAAATAGATACTACAGAAGGTGGAAAGTGGCCAATACTCTTAAAGAGTATGACTCTTCCCTTGTCCGATAAAGTTTTTATCGAACGAACTTCCGAAACCTATTCTCGAGCTACCGCAATGATCGGTAAACACCTGAGAAGTCGCTTTGACTTCTTAGCTTCGCCATTGGGAAAAACCATGCTTGGTAGCTAACCAAGCGTCGGACCTGTTGAGAGATCGACAGGATATGCCTCTGTCACGTTTACGTGACCGGG